GTTTCGCCATCGTAATTGGCTAATGCTCTTTCAGCGTACTTAGGCGGTAGCTTTTGCAGCCACCATGTGATCGGTTTATTCATGGTCTGTGGTTTTAACTTTCAACAATACGAACAAATCTAGGCATTTTGTTCGAGATTACAAGCTACTATCAATTTTTTACAGAAAGTGTAGAACTACCTACACCGTTTAATAGGTTATACCTGCGAATTTAAGAAACTCTATGCAAGTTTACAAATCTCAATTAATAAACATCCGAAATGAAGCCAATGAAGCCGTCATTGATATTGATGGCGTTATCGGTGAAGATTGGTTCAGCGAAGGCAATACCACGCAAACGGTAAAGGATGACATCGAAGCGGTGAACAATATCAATGCTGATACTATCACTGTCAATATCAATAGCTTAGGCGGTGATTACTTTCACGGCATTGGCATCCATAACATCCTAGCTAACCATTCAGCACGGGTGGAAATAAACATTCAAGGCTGGACCGCAAGCGCAGGAACAATCATTGCAATGGCAGGCGATAAAATAAGCATCGCAGCCAATGCAGGCTTTTTGATTCACAACGCTTGGACAATGACCGTAGGTAACAAAGTCGAACTACAGAACCTTATCGAGCAGTTAGGCATAATTGACAGCAACCAAGCCCGAATGTATTCCAAGCGCACAGGAAAAACTGAAGCCGAGATTCAATCCTTGATGGATGAGAACGATGGGAACGGGCGATGGCTCACAGCCGAAGAAGCGCAGGAATGGGGCTTTGTGGATGAGGTCTATGAAACCGTCAAAGTCGCTGCCTGTACCAAGGCAAGTGCTGAAAGTCAGCTAATGAATTTGCAAACCAATAAAACCAATGATATGACAATGTTTGAAAAAATCCTGAATAAGGTGGATGAGGTGCTAAAGCACGTTAGTCCTAAAGCGGAGGCGGAAGAAGAAACGCCTGCCGTAGAACCAACTGAAGAGGTGGTAGAAGAAACCACAGAACCAGTTGAAGAAGTGGTGACACCTGAACAGCTTGAAACAATCAGCGCAAAGGTGAACAGCTTAGAGCAAGTGGTGAACGATTACAAGGCAAAGGCTGACGAAGCACAAGCCAAAGTGAGCGACCTGACCACAGCCAATGAAGCCTTGCAAGCTAAGGTGGATGAATATGAAACCAAATTAGCTAACGGACTGGAAACCGAAGGTGCTGAAGGCGGCAACCGTCACGGTGATAAGAACGTGGAAGCGGCTAACAACTTCGTGCAATACCTTTCTAAACGTAAATAAGAAACTAAAAAACCAATATAAATGGCAACTTCAATAACCAATTCAATCTCCTACGAAGGAGAAAAAGCGAGAGAGATTCTATTTGATCCTTTCGTAGCACCGTCAGCTATGCTGTCGGACTTTACGGTACTTCCTACGGTAACCCGTAAGATTCAAGTACCTGAAATTGCAGGACTAACTGGAACGGCTCGTGATGGCGCAAGCTGTAACACTACCACCGTTGGCTCTGTAACTATTACTGACAAGGCATTAGAGCCAAAGCCAATCGTTCACAACCTAGACTTCTGCGCTGACAGCTTCCTGCCTTCTTACCTTGCTGCCGACTTCAAGACAGGCAATATGCGTAATGACATGGGCGGAACTGAACTGCTTGATGCTATTCAGGAACGTGCTAACGCAGGATTGGCAAACGACATCTTTGACATTCTGTTCTGGGGTAATGCTTCGGCTGCTACTTCCGTAGCTACCTACTTGAACGACCATGATGTTAGCGGATTGTTCCTTTCCTGGAATGCTGGCGGAAACCAATTGCAGGCTTCTGACTTTGGAACAGGTACCGCAGGAACTGCTCACACCCTTTCTGCCACAGGTGCATGGACTACTGGAACTGCTGCCTCTGACGTACTTGCTACTGATGAAGCAATTGACATCCTGAACAACTTGATTGACGAGGCTGACTTGAAATTGATTAGCCGTGCTGACAAGGTATTTCACGTCACTTACTCTGTTTATCGCAACTTGCGTAAATCATTAAGCGGATTCGATACCAACGCTACCAACTTGGACATCAGCCCGACTGACCTGACCAATGGCGTTCCTGTATTGAACATTGATGGTATTCCAATCTTCTATCATCCACGTTGGGATGAGGTTCTTTTGGCTAACACTGCCATCGGATTCCGTCACTATGCTGTATTGACCACCAATGCGAATAACTACATCGCATTAGATACCGAAAGCATGGGCTTTGATACTTGGTACTCAATGGACGATGACAAAATTAAGATGCGCGCCCGTTATGAGATGGACGTAGAGCTTGCTCACGTTGAACTTTACAAGGCTTACAAAGCAGTCTAATCATTAATTCACGAGGCTAGGGGCATTAGCCCTTAGCCTTTTCAAAACAATAACCAATGGCACTAACAACAGCAGGAAACGGAATTAGCTCTAGCGGCATCAATTGCTCACAGCCAGCAGGCGTGCGGAAGTTGTATATCGCAGACGCTGCCGATATTACCGCTGTGTCACTTGCCTCAACTGGTGATTTCGTTTGTACCTCAATCGCTCCTTCAGCGCAATTTGAGGAAATTCAATTTAAGTCGCAGCAATGTCAGATTACCGAAACGATGGAGAAAAACGAGTTCGGTAACTCGATGAACACGATTGAAATTGAGGCAGACGTAACCAAGTTTGACAAGACACAGCGAAGGGCTTTCGATGAAATCAACAAGAAATGTAACCTCGTTGGGGTTGCTTACTTGTACGATGGTCGCTTTATGCTTATCGGGGTAGATAACAACCTCGGAGTAGATGGCGTGCGATTTGAGAGCACAGGATTTGAACAGACGCATGAGCGTGGTATTGAAGGGGGCAACTATGCTATCTTGCGATTCCAGGCAATGCAGACTGAACCGATGTACGAATATGATGGTTCAGGTGATTCAGCCACTACCGCTGCGTTAAAAGTTACTTGGCTGAAAGGCTAATAACTTACGCACCGATTAAATAAAGGGGGAGAGGGCGACTGCCCCTCCCTTTTTTTTTATCACTAATAACAAAGCAGATGAAACGAATTAAATCGCAATATAAGGGGTTAAGTATTTGGTTAGGCGGCATGAAGATAGACGTATCTAACGACATGACACAAAGCCAAATTGAGATTCTTGAAAAGTTAAAACCCGAAGCAGTTGAGCAGATCAAAACAAAACCAATTGAGGACAACACCACAGGTGCAGATTCTGAACCTAGCGAGGACGGAGATACCACAACCGACCCTAGACCTTCAAAGGGCAAAGGGAAGGGGAAGCGGTCAAATTGACTTTGGCATAGCTAACCTGTTCCCGCAGGAGTGTGCTGAATTATTCCGTGAATCACCTACGCTACGTGCTGTCATATCTTCAAAGGCTGACTACTTCAGCGGTGAAGATATTACCTACACAGGTGCTGACTATGTGAACGGCAAAGGTGATAACCATCAAAACATCTTGCGAAAGGTGGCGATGGATTATTACCTGTCTGGCAATGCCTATTTGTACGTGCATAAGGTGGGCGGAAATGCTAACCTATACCACATGGATCAGGTCAAGGTTCGTAAGCACGCTGAATTAGATAGGTTCTTGATTAGTAAGAACTGGGCACAGTACAGGCGTGCAGGCTTTGAGCCTTACGAAATGGCTAAGTACCCTAACTTCGCACCGATTGAAGGCAAGGAAGGTGAATTTAGCATGGTAAGTATTCAGGACTATGAAAGCGGGTTCGATTACTACGGCTTGCCTGAATGGTTAGGTGCTATTTACTATGCGAAGTTAGAAACGCTGATAGGTCAATTTAACGTGAATATGTTTGATAATGGAATGTTTGGTAGTGGTATTCTCACTATCAATTCCGAGAACATGACCGATGAGCAGGTGGAAGATACGGTCCGCAATATCAAGCGTGATTTGGTAGGTACGGAGCGGGGCAATACGGGTAAGATAATTGTATTGGTCGGAGGTAAAGAAGCTACTAGCAGCTTTGAGGAACTGACTAAAGAGTTTGACGGCTCATATATTGAGATGAAGGGAATGTGTGAA